ATCGTTGTTGTGTGTGACGGTACTATGGCCATGTCCTTCATGACCTTGTGTATTCTTGTTATTGCAGGCTCCTAAAGCGAATAAGCCCAGGATTCCCATAAAAATAAGTTTTTTCATAAATGATATTTTCCTACTAAAATTTACTGTTTTTACGTTACAAAGATAGGGTGACGCAGATGCAACAAGTTTGCATTCACGTTGGTCTTACGCGAAAACAGAATAGGGAGGGGCGCGGAGAGAGGTGGTACGGGGGATGTTCGTCCCGTGCAGCGAGTCTCGGTAGACGTAATAGTTCTTGACCCGTCTTTCTTGTGGTTTTAGCAGATGTTCGATGATTCCGTCCGTGAACAGGGTGGCGATGAACACGTAGTCCGGTCCGCTATCTGTGTGGAAGGAAGGAATGGGAGAGTGGAAGCGCGTCATACATTCGCTGCTGCAACATGAGTCGCTTGCCGGATGATGATGATGTTTGGGACATTGCTGTTCTACGGGCAAGTCCTGTTTCATGCAAATCGCTCCGTTGGGGTGGTGATGATGAGGAATAACGGCTGCCGTCAACATGATAATGTTGATAAAAAGCAGCAATGTTACTATATATCGTTTCTTCCTTTTCATCCTTTCTTTTGGATATGTATCGGCTTCAGCTTGATTATTTGAACGTTACAAAGATACAAAAAACTCGCCCGATTATGGATGGATTCAGGAAAAATAATGTAAACTATTGGGTTTTCAGGGAGATACGCAGCATTATTCCGCATTTGTAAACGTGTGCTTTGAAGCTGTTTTTTGAATAGTTAAGCGGAAAAATTGCTACCTATCCGTTGCCCATTCCAGTTGTATGGAGTTGTTTGAAAATCCTTTTTGCTCCGACCATAAAGAACGCAGTTTTATCATTTTAGCTTAGCGAAGGTACTTATTTTTTTTGAGATATGAAAAATATAGGTTCCGGAAGTCAATGGTGATAGCTTTGTCTATGTTTGACGATATTTTACATGCCGATGATTAACTCTGTCTCCGTTAATTTTGCAAACAATGGAACAGATTATGAATCAAACAGATGTAAAGGTTTCGTTCTACCTTAAAAAGAGCGAGGCGGATGCCAAGGGAAATTGTCCCGTAATGGCACGGCTTATTGTCGGCAAGTACTCTGAAACAGCATTCAGTGTTAAGCTTCGTGTGCCACAGTCTTTGTGGTTATCTGGACGTGCCTGTGGGAAAAGCGCTGCGGCCCGAGACATAAATAACAGGCTGGATGAAATACGTGCAGCTGCTTTCAGTATCTATGCGGAACAATCCGCAAACCGTGAAGTTGTTACTGCAGAAGAAGTAAAACACCAGCTTTTGGGAATGGCTTCGGAACAGGAAACCTTGTTAAGCTATTTCAGGCTTTTCATGAGAAATTTCGAGAAACGTGTTGGGATTAACCGGACGGAAAGCAGCTTGAACGGTTATCGAAATTCCTATGATCATCTGGTTCGTTTCTTACAGTCACAATACAAGTTGTCAGACATTCCTTTTGCAGCATTAGACCGTTCTTTCATTGAAAAATTCGATTTGCATTTGCGTACGGAATGTCATTTGGCTCCAGGAACGATTGTAAATCTTACTGTAAGGCTGAAAACAATTGTCGGAGAAGCGATTGCGGACGGTATCATTACAGCGTTTCCTTTTGTGGGTTATGAACCGACGCATCCGCAATCGGAACAAAAATATCTTACAACAGAGGAATTGAACAGAATCATGACCACCCCTTTGCATAGTCGCACCCTTTATCATGTACGGGATTTGTTTTTGTTTTCCTGCTATACTGGTATTCCTTATAGCGATATGTGTATGCTGACAAATGAGAATCTTTCCCTTGCTGAAGATGGCATTTGGTGGATTAGGAGTTCACGCAAGAAAACCGGTGTAGATTTTGAAATACCGCTTATGGAATTGCCGCTTCATATCATTGAAAAGTACCGGGATGTGGCTCCTGAGGGAAAGCTTCTTCCTATGTATTCCAACAGTTCGTTGAACCATTATTTGAAACAGATAGCCGTACTCTGTGGCATAGAACGCAAGCTGGTCTTCCACGTGGCCCGTCATACCTATGCGACCGAAATCACCCTTTCCCATGGTGTACCACTTGAAACGGTCAGCAAGATGTTGGGACACAGCAGAATTGGTACTACACAGCTTTATGCAAAGGTTACAGACAATAAGATAGATACAGATACAAAAGCATTGGATAAAAAAATTGCTGAGAGGTTTTCTGTAGTTATTTGATAATGGCAAAAAATAGGATTATGAAAAGAAATACTGATAATATGGAAATCAAACGTCGCAGTACATTTGCGATATTGTTTTATATAAACCGTACCAAAATCCGTAAAGACGGAACATGTCAGCTGCTGTGCAAGATAAGCATAGATGCCAAATGGGAACAGATAGGAACGAAAGTGTCTGTCAATCCTGCCGTTTGGAATCCGGAAAAGGGACGGGCTGACGGCCGCAGTGAGAATGCTATTACCGTCAACCGGGCCATTGATGATCTGACAAAAGAAATCAAGGAGCATTATAGGCGGATTAAGAACAGTCTGGGATTTATTACGGCAGAGCAGGTAAAGAATGCTGTGATGGGAGTCGGTCAGAAACCGCTAACTCTGCTGGCTCTTTTCAGAGAGCATAACGAGGAGTTCAAGAAGCGTATCGGGGTGGATCGGATAAAGGAAAGTTATGATTCCTACTTGCGCTCATATAAGCACCTTTCTGCTTTTGTGCAGGAAAAACGTGGTATAGAGGATGTTCTTTTACGGAATCTTGATCGTGTTTTTTATGATGACTTTGAACTGTTTCTCAGGACGAACAGGAACTTAAGTCCGAAGACAGTACATGAACACCTTTATAGACTGAAGAAGATGACTATGAGGGCTGTCAGTCAGGGAACAATACGCCGCGATCCTTACTGTCGTCTTCATCCGGAATTACCCAAACGGAAAAGTCGTCATCTGAAATTGGAAGATCTGAAGACACTGCTTACAACCCCGGTCGAGAAGCCACAGCTTCAGTTTGTCCGAGACATGTTCATTTTCTCCACCTTTACCGGACTTGCCTATGCAGATTTGAAAAGACTGACTGTTAATGATATTATACAATCTGAGGATGGTTCGTGGTGGATTCATATCCAACGTCAGAAAACAGGGACATTGTCTTCTGTACGGCTGTTGGATATTCCGTTGAAGATAATTGAAAAGTATCGGGAACAGCGTCATGATGACAAGGTTTTCAATTTATACAAGCGTGAGTATTTCATTATGCTTACCCGTAAGTTAGGTGAGGTATACGGTTTTGAACTCACATTCCATAAGGCGCGACACAATTTCGGAACTCATATAACTCTTTCAATGGGCATTCCAATTGAAACGGTCGGTAAAATGATGGGCCATATGCGAATTGAAACTACGCAGCTTTATGCTAAAGTCACCGACAAGAAAGTAGATGAAGACATGAAACGTCTGAAGGCAGCTGGTCTAAGCCAAACATCCGGCTTATATGAGGAGGATATTATAGTAAGGAAACAGAGACGAAAATCCCAAAGCCAGCTATCAGAAAATAAAGAAACGACCTTGTAACGAGGCCGTTTCTTTTGCATTGTTTCATACCCATCGCTGTTCTTCCCTGCATCTTTTATATGCGTCGTCAAGAACTTTCTGTATGTCTGACTCTTTGTAAAGGGCTTTTCCCTGCACAAGGTAGTAAGGTATCACGCCGAGGGTCCGGTATTCCTGCAAGGTACGCCGGCTTACTTTCAACAGCTTTGAAAGTTCCTCGTCCGTGAGGAAATAATCACTGTGGAATGCGGGTCTCGGAGCCGTCCTTATTGCGTCTATCATACGCTCCATGTTTTCCAGCCCTTTGAAAATAGTATCAATCCGCTGGTCCTTTCTGTCTATAAGATCGTAACTCATGGCTTTCTTTTTTGTGGGTGATAACTTGATTCCAACATGTTTTGCACATCTTCCGGCTTGTAGAAGAACTTGTTCTTGACCCGGGTGAAAGGCAACAGCCCTTTCTCACGATATACCTGAAGCGTTCTCTTTGATATGCGGAGAATCTCGCATACCTCCTGATTGTCCATCCATTTTTTCAGTCCTGCATCTTTGGCCGGATTGCATATACCAGTGACTTTTTTCTCTATCATGCTGAATCGGACAACCAGTTCGTCAAATGTCCGTTTGTCTATACATATAATTTCCATACTGCCGTTTTGTTAGAATTGAATACCGAGTTCCTTTTTAATTTTTGCCGGAAGTACCTTTCCTTTCCTGCTCAGGAAGTCCTGGACTTCCGAAGCCTTGTAATAGGTACGTCCGTCAATCATGTAGTAGGTGACGAGTTTCTTCTGGCGGTAGCGTGCAAGTGTACGCTTGGTAACACCAAGGAGCTCGCACATATCCTGGTTGTCAAGCAGTTTGTCACCCTCAAGAGCGGCCGTCTGCCTGTTCATGCGGTTCAGCCTGTCATCTATCCTGTCAAACCGTTCCATTATCTGATGGAGCATCATCTGGAATGTCTCCCTGTCTATCTGTATCATAATGAATTCTGTTTTTAGTGTAATAATTCCATTTTTTACACCGTGTTGCGCAACAGGTTTCATTATGATATAGGCCAAAACATAGACCAACGGAACATATCGCCACATAAAAGTATGACAAGTCATTGAGTAATAGGGAAATAAAAAATCAGCCCCATAAAAATGAGACTGATGGAAGTATTGCAAATGCAATATGTTGCAATGCCTTATTGCAATGTCTTGCAATAAACCAGGCGACAAATTCCGTTTTTGAATGTTTTGGATTTTACGGTTTTCCACTCTCCACGTGGCAGATGTTTTGAGACGGATTTATGGTTCGGACGAGTGGAAGGAAACAGGAAAATGATCATTTCATCTATGAGATGATAAACTGAGAGACCACGCAAAAGTTCTATACTTTCTTCGTCATGTATCTCGGCTTGATAAAGGATGGATGGGTCTGACATGTCTTTCTCGCACATGAAATCCACAAGCGGATAACCCGGATAGAGCCGGCGGGTACATTTGTCGCGCCCGTATGAGAATCCGTCCTTGTCGTCTCTCATCCATTGTAATAAGGGGTCGTCTTCAGCCGGAATGGAACCGTCTAATGTCATTGCTATCAGAACCTGTAACTTGGCCATACCTTTTTTCCTCTAAATGAAAAGCGTGAAACTCACGCACTATCAGGTAGAGGCTCTGGTAAGCCCATTGTAGAATCATGCATGAGCTCACGCTATAGGACATAGCATAAGCTACACGCAAAAGCCTCTACAATATCAATTTACCAGATTTATATAGTATAGATTGAAGGAGAAAACAAAAACTAATCAAGTGAAAATAAACAATCTGTATAATAAGTAATTACGCTGTATCTACATCTTCTCTTGTTTTACTTGATTATTGTTGTTTGGTTCTTTTTCGGTACATTTTTGTTTTTTATTTGTTCCTTAATTCGGATTATTCTTTCTACCTTTGTGGCAGGAATAACGAGTAAAGCAAGGAGGAACTATGCCACGAGTAAAGAAGCCCGCAAAAGTCAAAGAACCTATCCGTCTTCGGATGAAAGAGTTGGCCAATGGAAACAAAAGTCTGTATTTGGATATCTATCGGGACGGCAAACGGACGTATGAGTATCTGAAGATGTATCTTATCCCCGAAACGGATAACAATGCCCGTGTGCGGAATCAAACGACTATGGCCGCAGCCAATGCCATCAAATCGAAACGAATCATTCAACTTACCAACGGCGAAGCGGGTATCGAAACCCGTGAAAAGGTTTTTCTTCTGGACTGGATGGAAACCTACAAAGAGAATCAGGCGAAGCGAGGAAAGAAAGATGGAAACCAAATCCAAGTTACTATCCGCATCTTGAAAAATTATGCCGGAGAACGGGTAACGATGGATCAAATCGACAAGGCGTTTTGTCAAGAGTATATCGACTATCTATTGACTGAATATCGACCGAAGGGCAAACAAGTATCTAATTTTACGCTACACACCTATTACCGCATTCTGAACGGAGCTTTGAATGCAGCCGTGCGAGCGGAAATTATAAAAGTCAATCCTTTTACGAAGATCAACAATTCGGATAAAATCCGTCTGCCGGAGAGCAAGCGGTCGTATATGACCATTGAAGAGGTGCGGGCATTGATTGCTGCTCCGATGAAAAACGAAGCCGTAAAACAGGCTTATTTGTTCTCCTGCTTCTGCGGACTGCGGATAAGCGATATCATCAGTTTAAAGTGGAAAGATGTCTTTGTTGATAGGGGACAATATCGTTTGGCTGTATCTATGCAAAAGACCAAAGAGCCGATTTATCTGCCGCTTTCCCCCGAAGCCTTGAAGTGGATGCCGGAACGTGGAGAGAAGACATCGGAAGATCATGTATTCGATTTGCCGAGCCCAACGATGATAAACACGCTTCTCAAACCTTGGGCGAAAGCGGCTGG